GTTCTCTACAAATTAGTGAGATATTTGACTACATTAAATGGTATCATGGCTAGAGATAGGTCTATAACAACTGATGATATCAAACAGTATTATTTTAAAATGCCAAGGAGTCATCGAAGTATCAGAAGACTCCACGCAGAGTTAAAAGAAAAATTTGCAGGAAAAAAAAAGATACCTTCACTCGCAACAATATTCAGACATAGCAAACAGGAGGGATGGTTACAGGAAGCAAACATGGTTGATGTAAAAACAAATGAAAAAACCATAGACAAGATTGCAGAAAAAAAATCTGTAGAGTTAACTGACTTAACTGACAAGTTAAAAGAAACATCTAACGAGGCATTACAAAAAGTTTTAACGGCATTACAAAATGGTGTAGGCAATAATTTAGAGAAGCCTGTAGATTTATTAAACTTAACAAAGGTAGGAGTAGAGAGTTCTAAGTTAGCAAACTTGTTAGAAGGTAATCCCACATCAATTAGTGGTAACATACAGATAGATACAGATGATGTTGTTGCATTAAAAAAACATATTCAAGATTTGTATACATCAATTAATGATGACTTGTTTATCAAACAACAAGAAGAAATGAAAAAAAAATTTAACTAATGAATTGTAATTGTAATTGTAAAATAAAATGTTGTGATGTTCCCAATTGCAAAGGCGAGAATTGTAAATGCAAATTAAAAAGAGAAGAGCAGGAAAACAAATCACAAGAATTAGAAATAGAATTTATAGAAGAAGAGATTACATACCATTAATAATTTTTGGTTAGAATACTTTAAAGAAAAAAAAACTCGCAAGGATGCAATGAGACTTGCTAAAATAAAAACTTGTTGCAAGTGTGGTAAGTTAGATAGCCCTGTTGCAGACTCTACCTTTACAAACTTCTACTGCATGGACTGTTACAAGAAACAATCCAATACAGTAGAACAGAAGAGACTAGTTCAAAGTTCTCATAAGACTCTCAATCTTTTTGATGGAGTCTAACTCTTTGACATACTCATTGTTAACTCTGTTAACGAATACATAATCAAGTAAGACAATCCTTCCAATGGCATCTACTAAAGATAATTTTCGGAGGGATGTATTGGTCTCATCGTGTCTCTTCATAATATAGACTTGAGACTGCATATCATTAATACGCTTACAGTCATCAGACTCTAACCACTTGTCTAGTTCGACAAGTATTTCTTTATCACTAATCATTTAATATCACCTACCTTTCAATTAGTGTTCATAGTATTATGTGATTAATTATACAGATTTATTATACGACTTTTCTAAAATAATTTTCTCACATAGTTATGTGTATAAAAAAGTTTAATTATGGAAATCAAACTTACATATTACTGTGTATAAAACTATCCGAATATTCCAATATAAAGAGCATACAGAGATAATTAAATAGTTTGGTGTATGATTGGATAAAACACTTTTTTGCTGACAGATTGAGAGCAGGAATATATTTCAGTCTGCTATTAATGACTGTCTTATTATATTAGATATAACTACATATAATTCTCAGTAATTACAGGAATATAAAAGAGAGCAGAGTAGGATATGTACGGATTAGTGTATTCGTTCTTATAAGATATATTATGCAACAATACAATATGTCCATAAAAACTATCATCACTCCCCTACCCTACCGTTTAACTCGCTTTACTAGGGCGTTTTTCTGACATACTGTATAATTGACCCCCCACCCCCCTCTTGCACTCGCTGTCCTAACATCCCTACAATCGCTACTGACATACCGTGGTAGCACAGATAACCCCCACCCTATTATAATAGACCAGGGGGCATATTTATATATACTGATAGCATGGATATGGAAGATGACACACTCAAGGTTGATGGTTTCGATGATGCCATTATGGGATACGCTGGTAGATGTGGAATGAATGACGTTCTGCTCTACAGCACAAACAAGATTATACAAATATTAATGGAACGAGACGGCATGACCGATGAGGAAGCCATCGAGTTCTTTGAATTTAACATCAAGGGAGCTTACATGGGCGAGGGTACACCCCTCTACTATGATGACACATGAGAATACCAGAGACAACAGAGGAGAAGATAGCTCAATTACAACTCCTTGTAGGTAAAGTAAAAGAATTAGAAACAAAAGAAAGTGCTCGCACTGGTCTGCTGGGGTATGCAAAATCCCAGATGGACAATTACAAGACCCCTCCCCACATCAAGAAGCTGGCGGAAAAACTCGAGGCTGTAGAGCGTGGTGAAATCAAACGACTCGCCATATTCATGCCTCCCAGACACGGCAAATCTATTCTGACATCAGAATTTTTTCCCGCCTGGTATATGGGCAGGAACCCCGATAAGTATATTATCTGTTCCACATACGCCCAAGACCTGGCTGACGACTTTGGTCGTAAAGTCAGAAACCAGCTTCAAGATGCTAACTATGGCGAAATTTTTCCCGACACGCAGCTATCAACGGACTCAGCTAGTGTTCGCAGGTTCCACACGACAAAGGGTGGAGTCTACTACGCTGTGGGTGCGGGTTCTGCCATCACGGGTAGAGGTGCACACTTACTGCTTATAGACGACCCGATTAAAGGTCGTGAGGAGGCGGACTCCCAAGCGATGCGTGGTAATCTATTAGATTGGTATCGTTCAACAGCTTATACAAGATTAATGCCGAATGGCAGTGTTATCTTAATACAAACGAGATGGCACGAGGATGACCTTGCAGGATGGGTACTCAAGGAGACGGGACACGAGGGGTGGGACATAGTTGAGTTTCCAGCGATATTAAACGATACCGCAGCAGATATGCTCGGTCTCAAAGAGGGCGACCCGTTATGGGGTGAAGCCTATCCGCTGGAGCGTTTAGAAGAAATAAAGAAGACCGTAGGAACACGGGAGTGGACATCGCTCTACAACCAGACTCCCTCGGTAGAAGAAGGAAACGTCATTAAGCGATGGTGGTGGAAGTATTGGAAACGAGACCAGCTGCCAGATATACAGTACAAGATACAGTCTTGGGATACCGCCTACACAGCGAACCAGAACTCAGACTACTCTGCGTGTACAACGTGGGGTGTATTCTCTGGGGAGGGTGGATATAACCTAATTTTACTCGACTCGTATCGAGAGCGACTGACGTTCCCAGAGCTGAAGAATGCAGCAATAAGTCTGTACAATACGCATCAGCCTGATAATATTCTGGTGGAAGCCAAGGCGAGTGGACTGTCACTAGTGCAAGAGTTAATGAGAACGGGAATACCGATTACACCTTTTAATCCGAAGCGTATGGATAAGCTGGCGAGAGTGCACGCAATCACGCCATTATTCGAGAGCGGCAGGATTTGGGCACCCGACACGGATGAAACCGAGGCGGTGGTATCGCAGTGTGCGGCTTTCCCCAACACAAAGAATGACGACCTAGTTGACTCTCTATCGCAGGCGTTAATTAGATTGCGTAAGGGCTGGATGGTTAGCCACCCTCAAGACGTACAGATAGAGGAAACGACAGGACCGAAGGGAAGTTATTGGTAATGAATGAATCACTAATAGAATCAGTGAAGAGACACGAGGGTTTTCGTGACCAGGTCTACCTAGACACACTGGGTAAGCGAACCGTGGGCTACGGGCATCTCTGTGTGGAAGACCACTGGGAAGACGGCAAGGTATACGAGAGAGAATATCTCGAGGAGATACTTAAAAAAGATTTACAGCACGCAGTCGATACGGCAGCGTATATGTGTGAGAAGACAGAAATAAGCGAAAAAGGACAAGATATAATAACGGAGATGATTTTTCAGCTAGGCGGAAACGGTGTCTCCAAATTTAAAATGATGTGGGAAGCTCTCAGGGCTAGCCCACCAAACTACAAAGAGGCTTCAATCCAGATGCTCGATAGTCGTTGGGCAAAACAAACACCGAACAGGGCACAGGAGATGGCGGAGCATATGAAATCATTAGGAGGAGAACAATGATTGGATTTTTAACAAAAACCTTTTTAAAAGGAACAGGGCTAGGTCTAACAATAAAAGAGCTTAACGATTACAAAAAAAAAATGCAGGCAGAGGATAAAGACCCTCTAAGCCCAACTAACTTTATTAACGAGTACGGCAAGCCCTTATATAATAAATTAAAAAACGCATACGATAAAACAGTGGACAAAAAAGCTATGGGCGGAATGATGGAAGCCCGTAAAAAAGGCATGGGTCTTAAAATGGCTAACGGTGGTATGGCTAATTTAAAACCAATACCAGAGGGTAACAAAGGACTACCGAACCTACCACAGCCAGTTAGAAACAAGATGGGCTTTATGAAAGATGGCGGTGTAGTTAAAAAAAGAGTTACAAAAAGAAAACCTAAGGCTAGAGGCACAGGTTCCGCAATTAAAGGAACTAAGTTTAAAGGCGTATTTTAGTGTCAAATTTTACACCAGTTAGAATTATGCTGCCAAGCAAAGAGATTGTCATAGCAAAAAATAAAGAAATGTTTGATAAGCTAATTGAAGAGGGTGCAAAAGAATTAAAAGAGTTACCAAAGG